CTATTTCAAGACTTCTAAAACATCGTCGATCCATTCATAGACTCTTGCCATTTCTTCTATCTCCCGTTCACGAAATCCTTTTTGACGTAGGACACGGATTCGCTCCCGGTTAAATCCTGTGCGGTTAGCATTGGATACAATCGCATATTTAACGAATCTGCGTCTGTCAAACGCATGGCTGATTGTGGGAATTGAAACAAACTCCTCAAATAGTTTGTCTTCGTTCTCATTCAAGAGGTCTTTTAGTTCCATGGGGAAATATATTGTTAAAAATGATAGTGGCAGTAACTACCCAGCAATATCTCCATTTCAATATCTCGAATTTGCCGGTTTGATAGAAGAATCTCTTGTGATGGATAGCAGTTGTTAATTGATATCGATTCGTCAAATTTAACTTTATAGTGCCACCAATCGATAGAGTATAATTTATTGTTTGTAATCGTACCACGAATGAGCTTGTTATCATCCTCCATCCTTACAAATATTTCTTTGCTATTGGAATAAAAGGGCACATAATCTTTAGCGTAGTTTTCGCAAATCTGTTTCCATTGTTTTGTATGTCCAGATGTCAGTTCTATGAATGTTTTGGTAGATATGGCATCTTCAAATGGGTCTTGAAGTTTGGCATCAAAGAGGGATTTCAATCGGTTATAGGTTGAAATTGAAATCCGTAATTTTGATGCTGCCTGTACATTTGGATCTTTTGTGGCTTTGATTGATTCGTAAACCCAAAATATCACTGCGCCAACTAATATAGCACCGATTCCCCAAAGTATTGATGTAGTCATTTCCTTTCCTCCATCAGTTTAATGATTTTTTCCTGCGCTTCGATCAGCATGCTTTTTTTCTCATTGATTGAAGATTTCGCAAAGATAAATCCACACGTCATCAGTACGAAAAGCAAAACAAATATACGTCGCATACACAATAAATCAATATCCTTCATGTACAAGAACATCTATCACTTTCCACACCGAATAAATCATCTTCTTCGGCAGCTCCTCCGAGGGATAGGCCGGATTGATTGACTCGCAGAGCACATACTCTCGTGGATTCTCAATACACTTTGTGACACGCTTTGTTATACGTCGTCCATCAGTCAGAACCAACACGAATACATGCCCGTAGCCGAAATACTCCTGCCATTCCATAACACGCCGCAGCAGCATGATTGCACCCGATGGAATACGCGGAGACATCGAATCGCCCGTCTCCTTAATAGCCACGTCGCCTTGAATCGCGCCCTTGAATGGCAGCATGTCCAATATAAATTCCGGCTCATACTCCCCGACTTCATTTGAAGAATGCATGCCGCCAACGCTGTCAATGTTCAGCAATGGCACCATCCTCACATTCTCCTCCTTGAAATATGTTCTGAAAGACTTGTCCGATACAATCGCACTGCTCGATGTGCCGTTGCCAATTGTTTCTTTCAGCATTTCGCCCTCGCCATACAGAAGCCAATCTCTATTCAATTCCGGGAACGCCATCAGAACATTGTTCAACTTCTCAGGACCAAAGCCCTTCCTCATTGAAGTAACATATCCTGTCGACAGATTACACCGCTGTTCAAAGGTCTTCATCGAAAAGCCCTTGTATTTCACAAACTCTATTGTTCGCTCTTTTATACTTTCTGGCATGTGGTGTCGGTTAAAATAAGTTAATTGCTTTGATTTTTCAGAACATTGCTTTGATTTTTCAGAACATTCTCTTACCTTTGCGTCATGATAGCTCACTGCTATCGCAAAGATAGTCAACAATCATAATAAATACAAATAAAAAACATGACACTTTTAGAAAAGTATCAACATGCTAAAAATCAGCAACGCCCGATAGCACCAGCCACTGCATTCATACGGGAAGTAGCAAGTGTCACACGCAAGACAGAACTTGCAGTCCGCCGATGGCTCTCAGGAGAAACGGAGCCCGACGCACTCACCAAGGAAGTACTTGCACGCCACTTCAACACCACACCACAAGAACTATTCCCACCCAAACAACCGCCAACCACCCACAAAGCAACAACCATAACCGTCACCCGCATTGCATAACCTCCCCCCCTAAAACCCAAAAGTCATGAGCATCGAGCAACGCCTTGAACGCATCGAAGCACTCATCTCAATGAGTATCACAGAAGTCCTCAACGTGAAAGAAGTCGCCATTCTGATAAAGAAGTCAGAAAGCAGAGTGCGTCACATGGTTGCAGACCGTGACATTCCCCACTACAAAAACGACAAAGGACAAATATCCTTCCGCAAATCCGAGATAGAAGCCTGGAGGCTTGGACAGCGAGTTCCCACCAATGCCGAAATCACCTCCCGGGCAGCCACCCACATAGCAATAAGTAGAATCTAATCAAATCATCATGAGGAAAGCGAACGTGTTATCAATCAGCGAAGCAAGAAAAGCCAACTCTTAAAGACTACAGTCATGGAAAGAAACATACAGCCCCATTACGGCTTCTGGCTTTTGGACACAACCTCCCTGACCTTGACATGGGCAGGGAACCAACCAGTGCCAAAGCCTACAGCAAAAGAACGGTTAAGATTCGCTATGCTTTATATCCGGTCAAACGGGAACGGCCCGAGGTTCATGGATTGTATGAAACGGTTGGCAAAGGCCGTGGCCTTCTGTTTGAAGCCGTTGCATGTATCTTGGTCGGGGAAGCCTATACTTACTACAGGACGATCCATCGAGGAGGAATGGGCCAATTTCAATCTGACAGAATGTGTTTCTCTACACTCCGGACAAGGTAATTTCGATAGCTTGGAAGCCAAATCATCAAGATTGAACTGATTAATCATATTTGTAAATTTTTGGTTTGGTCGCCGCAAATCTACAAAAATCCCCCGACAAGCACAGAGCGTCACTTCGATGTGGCCGGGGGAGCACCGAACAAAATCTAAACAATCAATCATATGACCGACTTCGACCGCAAACTCATCGAAAAAGCCGACACCTTCAGCCGTTGGGACTACCGCGACATCGACGTGCTCATCGCAATCGCCGACACCACCGAAGCCCGCGCAAAGCTCACCGAAATCCGCCGGCTACTCTACGACCACGTTCAAGAAACCCTCTGACATCCACCCAACCCACAACCCCCACACAGTCCACAATGATTAAACACATCCTCACAGCCATAGCAGTCATAATCGGAGTTTCGCTCGCATTCAACGAAAATCCCCACATATCACCCCTCTGGAACCTCCTCGGCCTCCTACTACTCGCCGCCGCATACACTACCGCATTCCGGCGTCCAAACCACCGGCCACAAAAACGCCACAAAGAAGAGCAGCCCCAACCACTCCGACACATACATCACCAATTGCACTCGCAACTTGAATCACAGCAACATTACCAACAATCAATCTGACCTCAATAGGTACATGAATTCAATGTGAATCAACCGAGCACGCAACGCTGTGAAGCGCATGGCGGCTCACACGGTCCGGTAGCTCAGCGGAAGAGCAGTGCGTCACCCCCACCCTGACACCCCACGCACAAGACAGCGGTTCAAATCCCCTCCGGACCACACAACATCACCAAAGGCCAATCCGCGAGGACACCATGCCAAGAGAGGCAAAAACTCCAATTCATTAGGCTTCATTAACGCTCCATCAATTACGGAGCAAAACAGGGTCAGCAGCGATGCCCCCCTCGCCCGATGACAGCGAAAAACCAAAGCTCCGGACAAAGAGCTTTCCCTAAAATCATCGCCCCGGCAGCCAAACCATCCGGGGCACTACGGGAAGAAGTCTGCGATAACGGAATCCGCAGAGTCCAAGCGCCGGCCACCGCTCCTTCCACCAAAGCGCCACGACACAGCATCCCCATGCTGTCGATTGACGGTTCGAGTCCGTCACTTCCCACAACAGGACATCCGTCCTGCTCATGATTGATTGATGGGCGGCATTTGCCGCTTGGCAGTGCCGCCCTTTTATCAGTCGAGCCGGAGGTTGTCAACAAGTTATTAATAATTTAAATCTCTCAGTCATGAGTACAAACAAATTCGCTGATACAGTCAGCAAACTTCAGTCGCTGAAGCCGTGGGAAGTTCCCGTGAACTCCGATGTGCATCAACACATCGTCTCCCTCTACAACCAAGTGCATGGAGAGGGCGGTGAGGCATTCGCCGAAAGGGAGTCACGTTTCATCAACCGCCTCATCATCGATGACAAGAACAAGTGGAATGTCACTCCTATCTCCGTGTTCCTCGCATACGTTGACCTTGCCGTCAAAGACCTCACCCTTGAACCGGGCGCACAGGCAATGTGCTACCTCCTCAACAGAAGCACGAAAGTATCACAGGGTGATGGAAATGGCAAAATTGTCGAAGCGTGGGAGAACCGTGCATACATTTCCGTCACCGGTTACGGTGAAATACTCCTGCGCCAACGTGCCGGACAAATCCGTCATTGCGACACGCCTACAGTGGTATATGAGGGTGACGAGTTCAGCTACATTGAGCGCAACGGTCGTAAGGAAGTGACCTATGGCCTCAACATCAAGCATAATCCCGGCAATCCAATGGCTTGCTTCATGAAAATTACACGTCTTGACGGTACTACCGATTATGCCATCATTCTCTCCGAAGCATGGCAACGTCTTGCCAACTACTCGCTAAAGCAGAATGAGCGAGGTAGGAGAGACAAGGAGAATGCCAAAGCTAATGACCTCTACACCTCCGGTCTGAATGGGACTATTGACCCCGGCTTCCTCATCGCCAAGTGTGTAAAACACGCATTCAAGAACTACCCGAAACTCCCTATCGGCAAGGGCATGGTCATGGAGGCAGACCTTCCCGAAGAAGAACAGATGCCCGACTATTACAACATGGGCAAGACTCCACAAGCTCCTAAAGAGCCGGACTCATTCTCCGCCCCTGCCGACCACTCCGAGGGTGTCACCGTTGACCCAGCCGCAGAGGACGCATCATCAGATGATGGAACATGGTAAAACCTTAAAATATTTCAATCATGAGTAATGAAGTCATTCAACCGACAACAACGGCATTGGCAATAGCCGCATCTGCCGACAACGTAGACGCAATTGTCCGTAACACCCCGGAGTCATTTCGTAAAAACCAGCTTTCACATGACAATTGCTTAAGAGCATGTGAGAACCTCCTTGTGCAAATCAAGGAAAAAGGAATGACAGATGAACTTGACAAGACCGCTGCAACCTACTTGGAACGCACTCGACGCACTGTTAAAGCCATGACCGAACTACGCTCGCCGGTGACCAAGCTGTTTGACCAAGTGCGTAAAGAGTTTACAGCGCTTGAAAACGACATAGACCCCACAAAAGCCGGGACAATCCCTTATCAGCTCCAGCAGTTCCGCAATATGTATGCAGCCAAGAAGCGAGAGGAGGAAGAAGCAAAGCGTAGAGCTGAAGAAGCAAAACGTCAGGCAGATATGGCACGTGAACAGTATCGCAATGCTTGTGAGGATGATTACAGGCAGAAGTTCAATGACCTTGTTGTGGCTCGTATCAACGAACTGACCGACCTCAACACCAGCGTTAATCTCGACAACTACAAGGCAGTGTATGATACTGTCGCCGGATATGCCGTAGAACTTCCTGCTGATTGGTGTCCTCCCTCGTCAGTGCGTATGCCTTTCAATCTCACACCGGACGAGTCACGCAACATCCGTGGAGATGTGATGCGCCGACTCATCGTTCAGTTTGCTGAGCAATACAAGTTTGAAATAGGCGATTACCGTCAGGAAATACTTGACAAGCTGCCGTCAAAGAAAGCTGAGTTGGAACGTGCCGCCAAAGCATCTGAAGAAGAATCCAAGCGCATTGCTGAGGAAATTAAGAAACGTGAAGCGGCTGAACTTGCCCGAAAAGAGGCTGAACGCATCGCACGTGAGCAGGAGGAAGCCAAGAAAAAGGAAGTGCAGAAAGCAGGTGCCGAAGCTGCCTCGCTGTTCGACCTCGCACAGGCAACCGCCCCGGCCTATCAGCCCAAAGCCAAAGTCACTAAGAAAATCCGCATACTCAACCCCAACGGATATATGCAGGTGCTTATGATGTGGTGGGCAAAGGAGGGCAGCCGTATGACCGATGAGGAACTTGCCAAGATATTCAAGAAGCAAATCTCCTTCTGTGAGAAAGTTGCCAATAAAGACGGCGAGTTCATCAGTGATGGAAGCGTGGTATATGTCGATGACGTAAAGGCACAGTAATGTTAACCCCTGCATTAATAACGGAATTACAGGATTGTTTCAACGGTCGCGCAAGATTACAGGAGGCGGCTATGGCAATAAATATTTATACCAAAGATGCCTCCCTGTTTTATTCTTGCGTTGACGGTTGGGGTAAGAAAAAATACATAAACATTCCAATCGATCCGACTGACCTGCTTCCTTTGCTCAATAAGTACATTGGTAGGATAGATAAGGAGATTATGAAAATATCCGGAAGGGTTGAGGTCATAATACAAAACTTTACCGATGTGAAACCCTTTATTGAGGACTACAAGATTCGCTATCCATCAACATTCACAAGTGAAGAGAAAATATATCAGACACTTGAAGAAGCTGTAATTGAGCGAAGAAAGGGAAACCCTCATTTAGTGAGCGAAGACTATCATATAGAGGTTTGCTCAGATTGGGATAATAAGATTTATGTATTCTCTGTAATTAGCGAAACGTTTAATCAAGTTACATTTCAATTCAAAGAAATCTGTAAGGTATGAGTAACAATCCCGATACATATTATCTGCGTAGTGAGGTCTCTAACTCAGACCTCACTGCCCTCAAAGAGCTGCTTCACCCCCGGTTGCAATTCGGCAACCGGGAGGAGGCTTTCCGTTTCGGGAATTTGGTCGATGCCATAATTACCGAACCTGCGAGAGTCAATTATTATCGCTTCACAGTTGATGATACGCAGTACACGGAGGACGAGTTTCGCCATGCACAGGAAATGTATAAATCTCTGCGCATGGAGGCACGGAGTGACAGGTTTCTCGCTTTCGTGTTGGAAAATGCTACAACACAGAAGTTCATGGTCAATCAGTCACAGCAATTTGAATATTGCGGATTTCCTTTTACGCTTGCCACTCGCTGCAAGTGGGATTGGTGGCTTGAGGCTGCGCTTTTTGGTGGAGACCTTAAAACTACTGCCGCCACTTCACAAAAGGAATTTGAGCAGATGATTGACTTCTTCGATTGGGACCGCTCACGTGCGTGGTATATGGATATTGCTCATTCTGACCGGGACTTTATATATGCCATCAGCAAAAAGAACAGTATGGTATTCAAGAAGCAAATCACTCGTGGCGATGCCATCTATAATGCCGGGCGTGAAAAGTATGAAGAGTTGGCCTTTCAGTATTGGTGCCTGAATTTGTGTGCCAGCGAGAGCAAAGTGGAGCTTGCTCCGGCTTTGCCGAGCGCAGCCGCAAATCAACCTCAAGTTAATTTGTGTGCCAGCAAGAGCAAAGTGGAGCTTGCTCCGGCTTTGCCGAGCGCAGCCGCAAATCAACCTCAAGTTAATCTTGTATGAGACCTATGGAAGCATTGAAACATAATCTGAAAGTCACTCCATACGAGTACCAGCAGGAGGGTATTCTTTTCGGTCTTCGGAAGAAACGCTTCCTCATAGGTGATGAGCCGGGATTGGGTAAAACATTGCAGAGTATCGGTGTTGTCGATTGCGCCCGTGCCTACCCATGCCTTGTTATCTGCCCTTCTTCGCTAAAGATAAATTGGCAGAGAGAGTTTGAAAAGTTTGCTGATGTTAAGGCTCTTGTACTTGACAACGCAACCCGTTCCACATTCCCGTATCTGTTGAGCATGGGAATGTACCAAGTTGCCATTGTCAATTTTGAGTCGCTTCGTAAATACTTTGTATGGGACATTAAAACCAATGGCTCGTTCCGGTTAAAAGACGTGGTATTTTCGTCCTGCATCAAGTTATTCAAATCTGTAATCATAGACGAGTCACACCGGGTCAAAGACCCCGGCGCACAACAGACGATTTTCACAAAGGGTATATGCTCCGGCAAACGGTATATAGCCCTGCTGTCCGGCACCCCTGTCGTTAATCGTCCTGAAGATTTGGTGGCGCAGCTCTCCATTATGGAACGTCTTGCCGATGACTTCGGAGGACGTGGCAAGTTCCTCTCTGATTATTGCTCATTTGGCAAAGACCAGGAGGAAGAACAAGCCGAAGCACTTGCCGACTTGTCAGCCAAGCTCTACGATAATTGCATGATCCGCCGTGAAAAGAAGTCTGTACTTACGGAACTTCCCGAAAAGACACGCACAGACCTATATGTCGAACTTGACCCCGAAAGCCGCACGGTATATGACACTGCCGCCGCTGACCTCCGTGAATATCTTGAGAAGTACACCGGATGCACCGATGTGGAAATTCGCCGCAAGATGCGCATGGAGGCTCTCGTCAAATTCATGACACTCCGGTCATTGTCAGCAAAGGGCAAGGTTCGGCAGGCTGTCGATTTTGTCAATACCTTTCTCGCCAATGGCAAACCCCTCATACTGTTCTGCTCCTATCATGAGATTGTGGATGCTCTGAAAAAAGCATTCCCCAAGGCTGTAAGCGTGACCGGACGTGATTCCCTTGTGGAGAAACAGGCGGCTGTGGACTCTTTTCAGAATGGTCATGCACAACTCATAGTCTGCTCCATCAAGGCGGCAGGTGTCGGTCTTACCCTCACGGCATCGTCCAATGTTGCGTTTGTGGAATTTCCATGGACGTATGCCGACTGCTGCCAGTGCGAGGACAGGGCACACCGCATAGGGCAGAAAGATAATGTGACGTGCTATTATCTGCTTGGTCGCAATACCATTGACCATGTTCTATATTCCATCATCCACAAGAAGAAGTCAATCGCCAATCAAATCATGGCGGCAAGTGACGATATTCCGCAGGATGAAATGTACTTCAACGAATTGGTAACAATGTTTATGGGAGGTTCGGAAGATGGAGGTGGCTAAAACTGACGTGCAGAAAATCATCGCATATCTCGATGATGCTGCCAAACTATATGACGCACTCGCCACTCTGCCAATGCAGAAGTGCAACAGCCGTTCTCACATGATTAAACAATTAACAAATAAACTCAAACTAAAATTAAATCAGCAAAAATGAATATTACTGTTGAATCCCGCAAAACGGAAATCCGCTATGTGACGAGTGACCCGAAAAAAATGCTCGGCAAATGGGTTGCCCGCCGTGCATTAAGAACATGGACTGAGGACTTCGTGGACGAGGATACGGGCAAAGTAGAGTCCATAGAACGTAATGAAATCCTTCTTGAACGTGGCACATATATCAGTCAAGACGTTCTCTGTTCAATAAAATTCATGATGTCGGAAGGCTCTTTGAAGGAAGTAGAGGTGTCCAATCAGAACCGACAGGGAATGCTGCTTGAAAACCGCTCTTTCTTTCCCTACAAGGCGGTTGCCAAGATTGACGGCAAGCGTAAATCATTCCTGCTTTATGCCAATTCCGTTGCCAACGCTTTAGTCATTTTGGTGGACTATATCGAGCTGTACTACAAAGGTGGTTTTGAGATTACCGACATTAAGGAGATGGAATATTGTGTGGTAATCATTGACCGTCTCAAATCGGCTGAAGCTCGCAGGTATGAACTTGATGCTGCGTATCTGAAAGGTGAAATGTCGATGGAGGACTTTGTTGAGGCTACTTGTGACAATATCAGCAAAGGGAATCCCGATGCAGAGGGAAAATCCGATGATAAGAAGGAGACCAAGAAATTCTATCAGATAGGTGCGCACGTTGTCCTCCATGACGATAAGGAGGGGGATATTGAAGAAGACCATACCTTCATAGTGCAGACAATATCGGCAGTCCGTGCCAATATGCTTATCGAGAAATGGCTTCGTGACAAACAGGAGGAACGTTTCAGAGAGTCTTTGAAGCACCCGGAACGCACGTTCGTCAAGTATCAGATCAACTCCTTCATTGAGGAGTCTAAGATAATCCCAATCGGGTGTTTTATCCCGGTCAGTTTCTCGGAGGTTTACAATGACAGAGCGAATGACGATTGAGGAGCTGCGCAAGCACTCCCGTGAGATTACGAGCCGTTCATACGGTTCCGGCACAAGCAAGTATCACGCTAAAAAAGTGGGCGGCCATGCCTCAAAGAAGGAACATAACCGCGCCAACCAACTCAAGCTGCTGCAACGCGCCGGCCTCATATCCGCATTGCAGGAACAAGTCTCCTTCGAGCTAATCCCCCCACAGCGCGACAGCGCCGGAAAACTCCTGGAATACGCATGCCGCTACATCGCCGACTTCGTCTATCGCGACCAATCCGGACAATTGATCGTCGAGGATACAAAAGGCTTCAAGACTCCGGAGTACAAGATAAAACGCAAGCTCATGCTGTCAGTCCACGGAATAAGAATCAAAGAAACATAACCGCTATGGCTCGGACAATAAAAAGAGGTCTTGACTATTTCCCGTTCGACGTGGATTTCTTTCAAGACATTAGAATTAGAAAACTCATCAAGTATCAAGGTGGCAAGGCCGTCACTGTATATGCTCTCCTGCTGTGTACTATCTACAAAAACGGGTATTACGCCAAGTGGGATAAAGAGTTGCCCTTTATAATCTCCGAACAGTCAGGATATACCGAGGCATATATACAGGAGGTCATCGATTGCTGCATGAACATTGGTCTGCTGTCTAAACAATTATTTGAGTCCGATAAGGTTCTTACTTCCAAAGGCATTCAAGAACGCTACCGCGCCATCTGCTGCTCCTCCCGGAGAAACTGCCTCATTGATGAATACAATCTCATCGACAACACCGCAACCGTCCTGCCACTGCAAGAAAAACAGACAAACATCCACCAACAGCCCGATACCCCCAAACAACGACAGAGCAAAGCCACACCTCCCCGCCACGTAGAAACACCTGTCCCGCCACCACCCGCGCCCACCACCGCTCAGAAATATTCATTGTCAATTAATGATGAAATTGCCGAAATGAAAAAGAGCGCACAATGGAAAGAAAGCGTCTGCATACGCTATCAGCTATCCAACGAGCAAGTCGACGCTTATCTCGCCGACTTCGCCCTGAAATGCGACAAACTGCATACCTCAATGCAAGATGCCCGAAGCCATTTCTGCTATTGGCTCCTGAAACAACTCGACTCAAAAAAGTCCACGCCTCCACCCCAAAAGACCAATCCTGCCTCACCTAAAAAAGAAAAAAAGTACCGGCCGGCCGTCGACTCCGCCGCCGAACTACGCGACTACCTCGCCTCTCGAGGACTTGACCCCGCCGCAACCGACCTCTCAAAAGTAGCTGCCGCCGACTCTGCCGCCGACTTCGCCAAAATACCCAAATAAGTAGAACAGTTACTTAACCAAATAATGACATATGATTTCCCTCACATGTAGCTTCACCATAAACATCTCCGGACGCAACGAACGCTACTATCGTTCCAACCCCGAAAGAGTAAAAGACCTGCTCGCCAATCAGCTTGCATCTGGCATCGACCCCACCGCCGACAATCTCAGCGTCTCCAACATCAAAATCGCCGAAGTTCCAATCGCCCCAAAAAAAATCAATGATTAACTTACTTTACATCGACCTCTTTTGTGGTGCAGGAGGCACCTCCACCGGTATCAACACCGCTCGTCTCGACGGAGAGGAATGTGCGAAAGTTGTTGCCTGTGTCAATCACGATGCTAATGCGATAGCCTCTCACGCTTCCAATCATCCGGAAGCATTGCACTTCACCGAGGACATCCGCACACTTGACCTGTCTCCGCTTGTCACCCATCTAAGGCAATGTAGAGCTGCTAATCTCGACGCATTGACCGTCCTCTGGGCTTCCCTTGAATGTACCAATTTCAGCCGGGCAAAAGGTGGTCAGCCTCGTGATGCAGACAGTCGGACACTCGCTGAACACCTGTTCCGTTACATTGAAGCCATCAACCCGGACTACATTCAGATTGAGAATGTGGAGGAGTTTATGTCATGGGGAGAGGTGGATGAAAACGGTAAGCCTATCTCTATGGATAAGGGCAAGAGTTATCTCCGATGGGTGCGCAATGTCCGCCGCTACGGCTACAACTTTGAACACCGTATCCTCAATGCCGCCGATTATGGTGCATACACTTCACGCAAACGCTTCTTTGGTATCTTCGCCCGAAAGGGATTGCCCATTGTGTTTCCGGAGCCTACACACTGCAAGAACGGAAGTAAGAACCTGTTCTCAGAATTGCAACCGTGGAAGCCTGTCCGTGAAGTTCTTGATTTTTCCAACGAGGGCAGAAGTATTTTTGATCGTGAGAAACCATTGTCTGAAAAGACCCTTGAGCGCATCTACGCCGGACTAATCAAGTTCGTTGCAGGTGGGAAAGACGCTTTCATGGTGAAATACAACTCAGTCAATCAGAAGACCGGGAAATATTGTCCTCCCTCGCTCGATGCTCCATGCCCTACGGTAGCTACTCAGAACCGCTTGGCACTCGCGCAGGTGTCTTTTCTCTCAAAACAATACGGTGGACATCCATACAGTAAGAACGTGTCCGTTGACGGACCTGCCGGAACAGTGACGGCGAGAGACCACCACATGTTCGTGTCGGTACATTATGGCAATGGCTATAATATTGGTCTTGACCGTCCGGCACCCACGATTACGACCAAAGACAAATTGTCGTTGGTTGGTGTGACTCCATTCATAGCTAACGAATATTCGGGAGGCGGACAATTATCAAGTGTCGAAGGTATATGCCCTGCAGTACTTACCAATCCCAAACAAAAACTTGTATCTGTCTCACATTTTTTGCTCAACCCTCAATTCAGTTCTGCGGGTTCGTCAATTGATTCTCCCTGCTTCACGTTAATTGCAAGAATGGACAAGCGGCCGCCATCATTTGTGAGCGTGAAACATGGCGCACTCAACATTGCCATATACGATACTGACTCTCCAATGACAGTTAAGATAAAAGAGTTTATGCGCATATACTTTATCATCGACATTTCTATGCGTATGCTCATGATTGATGAGCTTAAACTCATCATGGGTTTCCCCGAAGATTACATTCTCATCGGCACACAGGCAGAGAAAAAGAAATTCATCGGCAATGCCGTAGAGGTCACAATCGCACGGAAATGGTGTGAGGCTCTCTGCTCCGGTCTCCGTTCCTTCGACCCAACAAAGTATCACTCTATACAGGTAGCATAATGAAAAAGTACAATATCACTCCCGATAACATCCGGGACTACATGAATAACTATGAGTCTGATTTCCCTTTGGTCATTGATGATAAGGCGGGATTGGACTATAAAGATGAGGAAACGCGTGCAATTCCTCATAACTCTTGCATCTATCAAAAAAAGAGCAAGACAAGATGTGTCAAGTTGGAGATAACCTCATTTCGTGGTATAAGTTGGGATGCAATACACTACTACGGCAAATTGGTTGCTGATGGCATCGAATTTCAGTGTCTCGACAATCCCCGAACAACAACGTCAAACTGGGATGCTAAAAAGATAAATCCATTCTACCAATGGAGATATGAATTTGACCTGCGCAGACCTGTTACGCAGGAGGAGATTAATCATGACCCGGACAGGTGGGAATGTTATCAGCTTGGAGTATTCACTACAAGTTTCGACACAAAGGAAGAAATCCTCGCTCTTGCAAAGGACTGTTTCAAGATGAGGTTTACAGGAGAATGGGAACTTTGGGTTGATGATTGTACGGTAGCTAAGGACGGTGTTTATCAGATTATTTTTGAAGATAAGCAAAACTTCAAAGTTAGTGATACCGTCCGTTTCCTTGCGAGGTAATACGTGGTGGCACTGGCTATGATGTCAAGTCGAGGCTTCCGCAGGAGATAGAACTGTCAACACTTATGGACTACTCGCTCTATCCGCAGTATCCATTCTCGATCCAATTCTTTTCTCGTGGATGTATCCGCAGGTGTCCATTCTGTCTTGTTCACGATAAGGAGGGAGACATACATCCGGTCCATCCTGTTCAGCCTAACCCTAATGAGAAATGGATAGAAGTGCTTGACAACAATTTCTTTGCCAATCCCGAATGGAAGTCCGCCATTGACTACCTGTTGCACCGTAACAAGCCTGTCAATCTTCATGGAGTGGACGTGCGCATCATGAACGAGGAACAGGCTTATCACCTCAACAAGCTCCGTCTTCGCAAGTCCATACACATAGCATGGGATTTACCCGAATTAGACCTTACTAACAAACTCCGAGAGGTCACACGCTACATCAAGCCTTACAAACTCATGTGCTATATCCTTGTCGGGTTCAATTCCACTATGGAGCAGGACTTGTACCGGATAGAACGTTGCCGGGAATTAGGCATAAAGCCTTATGTCATGCCATACCGGGATTATGAGAATAAGACAAAACCATCACAGTATGCCCGAGACTTGGCTCAGTATGTCAATAAACCGATGATATTCAAGTCCTGCAAGTTTGAGGACTTCTCACCCCGCAAAGGCTTTACTTGTAAACAATATTTTACTCACGAAAATAAATAAAAATGAATCAGACAAAAACCGTTCTCTCTGCAATAGCAGAGTTCTTACTCGGCAAAAAGTATTATGCCGTCATCATCAATACTCGTGGCACTAACCGCTGCGAGATAAGCAGCATCATCTTCCCGACACTTGCAGCCGCCGAGAAGCACAAATCCGAGCTCTCAGCCACATTCTCATATCAGTGGGTGGAGACAATCTCTTTCCGCTCTCGTAAGAATTATGACTCAACAGTCAAAAGATATTTTACTGCTGTAAAATAAATTAACTTCACCGCATTATGCTAAAACGATTCCTTCTTTGGTGGCGGTCGCTCAGATACCACCGCTACTATGTCATAGCAGATTGCTCCGACAACTCCATAACCTTCTCCCGTAAACTCTATCGCCACATAGAGCTTTCCTCGCATTGTGAGGATTCTGCAAAAGTATTCGTATTTGAAATCCCGGCTTGGGGCACCTACGGATTCATCATTAATCCAACCCTTGAACAGGAAACTCAGCTTGCCGACATTCAGTACAACGAAAAATTCAAGACCATCGGATTTGAATCCCTATGCCCGTCTGTAAACTGGATATTCTCCCACTACCGACTGCCATATCATCTCAAGATGAAACTCACCGTCACTATACACCATCTCGGAGATGGCAAAGTATTCTACAATATAGAGCGCCCTCACCCATGAATACAATGAGCATACTCGGCAATACACGCCGCGCCGACATATCATTTCATGCCTCCGGCAAGATTGACATTACATCACGCATTGTCAACGCACTCGGCATCAACCAAGGCGATGTAATCGACATCATGACCGCAAATGGCGAATTCTACCTGTATGTCTCTGTCCGTGCCGCCGACATCTGCGGCCGACATGAGGCCCAATGCTACCCGTCAAAACGTGGCGGCCGACATTTCCGCACATATTGTCGCAGACTATGCTCCGCCATCCTCTCACAGCATCCCACACATACCTTCCGTCTCAGCTTTGCCGCCGGAGAAGCAGTTGAAGTACACGGCCGCAAAGCAATTACAATAATAACCCGCAACATTATATCTCATGATTAAAGAAATTAAATACAGTGGCTACACTGCCACTCCCTCCGACTACGAATGCCACGACGGAGACCTTGATATCGCACTCAACTTCACCACCGACGACGGCTCATTACACCCCTCACTTCCGCCACTCCAAATCGCAAAAGTACCCGACGGACAACACATACTCGGAATCCATACACTCCACTCCGAAAAGAAAAATTTCATCTCATGGCGCCACTCTGCCGACCAACCCGACAAATTCGAGATACTCTCATGCCAATACCCCGATACCGCAACCGCATGCATCATTGCAACAATACCATTCAAGCCTCAATCAATGGCGATACTCGGCAACACACTTGCCATCGCTACCGACTCAAAAGTCTTATTCTCACTTTGGAAAGACAATCGCTATATATACCTCGGTTCAGCTCCCGAATTCATCAACATTGAGTTTGCACTCTCTCTTAGAGGATGCCTCGGTACCGGTTGGCATAAACTTTCGTTTGCCACAAACCCATTCGGCTACGGTCGCGAGTCCGAAGGTATCGGTTCTTCATCTAAAGAAAATCCTCGACACATCGAAGGCGAAGCCCGGCGCAACGATTCCGACAATGCCATAATGGCCCACTTCAACCTCTCGGTCCACGACCAGGTGACATCCAAAGGATACTTCTACCAGCCATTCTTCATACGTTACGCTTTCAGGCTCTTCGATGGATCATACGCTTGGCTGTCATCACCCGTACTCATGCCCCCTGCTGTTGCACCTCCGTTCTTCGAGGTCGACGGATACGACAGTTCCAACCGCAATTATTTCCAGGATATATCTGTTCATGGACATTCAATCCCATTCTTCCAGCTCTTTTACCGCGTACTACCATTCTCCAAAGAAGCCATCGACGCCTGGTCAGATATTATATCCGGCATCGATTTCTTCGTTTCACCTCCTATATATACTTTTAAAAATCCTGACTCCGACAACCACTGTTCCCTGTTGACTGGTGCCGAATCCGTATTCTCATCATTATTCAAGGAAAAAGCCGTCGACACACTATCCCCCATAATAAAAAATCCATCCGACAACGATGACACATTTCAGTCCGGACGTCAGCCATCACGCGGCGACGTCAACGGAAAATACTTCTTCGGACACTTCTCCGGAGACTTCCGCCTATTTACCGACCTGAATTCTTCCCTCGGTAATTATCGCCCGGGGACCATCACTGGCAGCACCGACTACACCGTCAAAGACCATTACGTAACATCCGACCAACTCAACGCAAAAAACGTAATAGCACTCCCCTGCAATGACAAATTCCTCGAAGACATCACCCACGTCTCACAGTTCTACAAAATCGCATCATGGGACATCGCCGACATTTCATCAACTGATGTGTTCAACGCCCTCATTGTTGACACTGCCGACCTATCCAATCTCCTTACTCGTCCCACACTCCCCGACGATGCCACATCCACCGATTCATTCTGCCCAAGATTCATCACAGTTTACAATCAACGACTGCATCTCTCTAATGTCAGATTCTCACCACCCAAAGCCCTACATCCACGTACACTCGTCCAATATTCAAACCCATCTTTCGGCAACGACCTCTCAAAGATAATCAAAATAGAAGTATGGACCCGACGCTCAGGCTCAGTCGTTCGCTCTGTCCTCTCAGCACCCCAAAATACGACATCGGTTCTCGACTCCTTCTCTATCGATTCTCTCCTCACCCAGTTTCCTCGATGGATATACTACCCCGATAGCAATGCGTTCGCAATGCGAATTACCGCAAAGTGTCGGCAAACATCACAGGCAGTCAACGAAACGACCGTTGAATTCAAGACTCGCACATTCAACCTTCCCCTACGCACGCATGAGCTCCTTAATGGAGCTTACTACTTTGGTGGAATCGCTGTCAGCATCACCCCTGATGAGTCAGAAGCCCTCCCGGCCGCAGCTATCGACAATGCCCCCGACAACATCGAGGTACCATCCTCTGTATACGTTTCCGAAATCAACAACCCCTTCCTATTCCCATTTAAATACGCCATATCAGTAGGCTCCGGTACAGTCCTGTCGCTCGCCTCAGCAGCCAAAGCACTCTCACAGGGACAATTCGGACAGTTCCCCCTCTACGCATTCACTACCGAAGGAGTATGGGCCCTCGAAGTATCCGCTACCGGCACATACTCCGCCCGGCAGCCAATCACCCGCGACGTATGCATCTCTCCCGAAGGAATCACACAGCTCGACTCCTCAGTCCTATTCCCGACAGTCCGAGGCATAATGCTACTCTCCGGTTCCACATCCACATGCATATCCGACACCATCAACACCGACCATCCATTCTCTGTCACCGACTCCCTGCCATCAGCCCACACAATACTCAACATTGCCGGCCTACCACACAATGCCGTCCACATTCTCCCATTCGCCACATTCCTTGCCCACTCACGCATGCTCTACGACTACCCCCGACAGCGCATCATCCTATATCGACCATCAACACACTACGCCTACATATACTCACTGCGATCCAAACTCTGGACAATGATTACAGCCGACATAACCCAATCCATCAACTCCTACCCAAATGCTCTCGCCATCGACTCCGCAGGCACTATCCTCGACTACTCCGACCACCACGCCGACACACGCCCACCGACAGCGATACTCATAACCCGACCCCTCAAGCTATCCGCACCCGTCATCCTGAAAACAATCGACACCCTAATACAGCGCGGACAATTCCAAAAAGGCAACGTCCGGTCAATCCTCTACGGCTCCCGCGACCTCATCAACTGGCATCTGGTCAACTCCTCCATATCCCACCGAATCCTCAACCGGCGCGGCACACCTTACAAATACTTCCGGATTGCACTCATAGCCACCCTCGATCCCTCAGAGTCAATATCCGGATGCACAATCCAGTACACACCCCGACTCACCAACCAACCACGATAAACTCTTTTTCATGATTAAATATTTAGAGAGCCGGGGATGCGTGACGCACCTCGGCTCTCGTCTTAAAATGGATGTTGGCTTATTCTGAGCCTATTGCGCCTAAGTCGAGGCTTGTTTTTAATGGCGGTTTTCAGTTCCTCTGTCTTCTCTTTCCAAACTGCCGCTTTTTTGGGGTTTGCGATACTCAGCCAATCAGCGAGTGCGCTGCACACAAGATACTCATGCACCAGATTCTCGATGGCATTGAGCGTTGTTTGTGAAAAATCCTTAGGCACTCTCATGAATATGCTGTAAACCTTTTTCTCTGTCAGCCTATCATCAAGACATTCCCTGTAGATTCTTCTTTTCGTAAATGGATAAAGCCATTCTGAACATTCGCTGAGTGCAAGGTCGAGGATGCGGGTCACACGGTCTATGTTTCCGGCTTCCCCTATGTCTTGTACCGTATGGCGTTCATGCTGTTGAGCTTCCGGCATGATATCTCCTTCTACATATGCAAGATTGCGAATATCATATATGAGCTGCTCACGTTTGAAGAGTAACACAGCTTCAATATTTTTTGAATCGACTTTATGGCACTCAATCATAGCTGTTAGGGATTAGAAGGAGTTTCTTCTTTGAGCTCTGGAAACATCGGACGCCCCGGACGTGTCGGGCGGCTCCTCTTATAAAGCGCTGCCTTCACGTCCTCAAGCAGCACCGCCGCATGGTCGATATAGCTCTTCACATCCTGCGGGTTAGTAATGGTGAACCAGTCCGCAAGCACCATGTCCACAAGATACGCATGGATTCCAGCACCCAGTGCATCAGCTGAGGCATTGTTATAGTTGGTTGGCAGACGGAAGGCTAACTGTAGTATTTCCTCGTCTTCTATTATCTGTGTGATGAGGTTGTTTGTTGTTGTCGTGTCCTCGTCAAGATACTCACCCAACTTCGATTTAAGCCCGGTGAAGTAGGTCGTGAGGCTGCGCTTAAGTTGATCATCCTCCTCGGTATCTTCCGAGGCTTGCATCTTTGAACCGGCCTCATAATTGGCAGCTCCACTCGCTTTACGGCTATTGCCTGTGATATAGGCCTTGTTTCTAACATCATACAGGATATTCTTTACATCCTGATACACGGTCACAATCTGTTTCTTCTCCATGTTGTTTTTTTATTTATAGTTATTTCCTTGTGGGTCTTGTTGGTTTCCTGCGGTGATATGCTTTCCTTTTCACTCCGTCAAGCATCGTGGCGGCGGCTGTGGCGAAGTCTCCGGCTTCCTTTTTGTTAGTGAATACATACCATTTGCAGACTATGTTGGTCACAAAAAACGAAAACAACTCCTTCTTCAGCGCAGGTTCAAGAGCCCGGTCAAAAGACGATGACAGCCCCAGGAAGACACAAAACGACTCCTTTCCATTACGTTCCTCCAGTATAAACTCCTTCAGAGCCTCGCACACCGCAACACAGCTCTCATTCCAGAACCTTTCGAGCTGACTCCGGTCAGCTTCCGTGGTAAAAATGCGGTCATACGTCTTGTCATCGCCTCCCTCCATCTTCGCCCCGGTGTATGAGGTAGTCTGCGACACCTCCTCATACACCTCCTCCTTGTCTATGATTATAGTCAACTCTATCATCTCAAAAATTCCATAAATTATAGCTTACACTAACTCCGACACAAGGCTCAAGGCCCCTGGGAGTCATCCCATAGCCGGCAAACACACCGATACCCCAACGCTTCGGCTTGGCGGCAACCTCACGGATAGTCACCACCTCATGCCGGGGATAGACATAGATACTGTCCATCCTCGGCTCATAACCGCTCACCCAGGCACGATACTCCTCACCCTCATACTCCCTCTGCGTAACAGGAATCTCCACCGCCACACTGTCGCATGGAATATTATCTACCACATTCCGCACACTGTCTCTCGGTATATATACAGGCAGAAAGGTTATCTGAGTTCCAAGCGACACCTCACCCCTCGCCACCGGCTCATAATACCGTACAGTATCAATGTATGTCACTGTATCCGTCACACACACCACCCCGGAATCACCACCCCCCGACCACTGACACCTGTGCATATATGCCCCGGCACCAATGCATCCGACTGATAGAATCAGCATCTTGAATACCACGACGATTCTATGCAGAGTGTCCCTGCTCATCATTTCACACCGCTTACATAGTTGATATAATCCATGATGCCATCCACATGGGCAAGCATGATGCGCACCTTATCTCCCGTCAGCAGCTTAACACCATCGCGAGTATCGTGAAAGGCACTCTCCGTCAGCACAGCCGCGCATTTCGTATCACGACAGATACCAAGATTCTGATGTATGAAGCGTCTTCCCGGCTTCTCCACTACAGCACGGTTACCCTTCATCCCGGCCTCGATAGCACGCGCCCAGATAAAATCCGCAAGACGCTTCGAATTATCCGAAGCATTCAGCGACACCTCAGCCACAAATCCGCTCCACTCGCCGTCATGCCACTTACCGTCATTCGAATTGGCATTACTGTGTATCGACACAAGCATCACATTCTCTTTGCCGTAGAGGTCGCAGATTTGATTTACGCGTTTCACACGGCTGTCTGCGCCACTGTTGATTGGAATGTCCTCGCGCTCCGGCACAAGCAGACGTGCATCATATCCGCGTTTTGTCAGCTCTCCGGCAATCATGTGCGCCATCTCCCGCGCCCATGCCCATTCCTGATACTTGCCGTCCGGCGAACACTTGCCCGACGTATCGAAGCCGTGGCCGTTGTCAATTAAGATTATCATTGTTTGAAATATTTGATTCTAAAAATCCGCTTTTCTGTTTGATTTCACTCTGTCCGAGCACAATCTCCGACACCATCTTAGCGATATCATCCTTGTTCTCAATTATGATGCTCATGGTCTTTTCAGCCTTGCGAAGCTCCGCTTTCGTCCATGACTTCTCACGGACAGACTTAAACTCACAGAACACACACCACGCCGACCATATCATAGCAAAAAAAGGCGCCGGGAGTATGATACAACCGATTATATCGATACACATCAGCACGAAAAAAGGCATAAAATACTTCCGGCCCTTCTCACAAGTCATCTTATAGCCCGTCGAAGTCGTAGCCTTGCCAAGCACCTTCGCCTTCTTCACGCCGAAAAATAAATCCACGCCCATCGACACAAGTATACACGCCATGCAGACACTTATCAGCACCACATGTAGATACACATGCTCTCGCAGAAACTCATGCATTATCTCTATCATAGATATCATTTTAGAGCTTTTTTAACAATAAATATTACCGATTTCAAGCAGGGCGTCGGCCTCCTGCGCCTCGGCCTCGCGGGCCTGTTCCGCAAGAATGGCCTCGGCCTCGGCCGAGTCGATTTCCATCCAGTTGCCCGCACAGTCATCTTTGCCAAGAAGTATCTCCCCGCCCGTGACCACACGGGCCGCGAGCTCCACCACTCCGCTCTGAGTCAGGAAACGTCCATCGTCAGGGCGAAGCCTCACCACTGCCACCTCGACCTGTGTGGGTGTTCCCGAACCCAGGCGAGAGGTCATCACAGCCATTCCATACTCGTCCGACGCATGCGTCGGCACCTCAAGTATCTTTGTCTCTTCTATTATTTTCATCGGTTGAAATGTTTTCCGGTTATACTTTCACTACCGTTATATTGGCATCGGCCATATACTCGTCAAGTTGCGGTATCTGTCCCTCCCATCTGCCATATGTATCCGAGGGGATTTTCAGTGTCAGCACACCGGGTTGCCGCATAATGCGCTCGGTCAAAGCATCGATACAGGCCTCCATCGACTGCTTGCCTACTTCGGTGGTGCCCCATGCGGTGAGTCCCGACAGGTCGAGAGTACACACGTTCCTGGGCAGTTTTGTTATCACGAGATAGTCCAGCTTCGAGCAGCCATAGAAGATGTTGGTGGTGACGGTGGCCGCCGACAGGTCAATCGACTCAACGCGCCGAAGGTTGCGGCAGTCATGGAACATGCCCGTGAAGTCCGTGCATACTCCGGTGTTGATATCGCCGGCATGCTCCAGCGTGTAGCACAGGCGGCACATACTGTAAACCGTGGTGGCGCTCCGGAAGTCGAGCCCCGGCAGAGAGCGCAGCGACTTGCAGTAGTAGAACGCGATGCGGAAGGTGGTCACCTTCTTGGTGTCATAGGCCGGCACGCTGGCCATCGAGTAGCAGTTGGCAAACGCCCCCTGCATGTTGGTGACATTCGCCGTCTCAAGCCATGGTGCGGCCAACAGCGAATGACACTGGTTGGCAAACAGGTTGAGATTGGTCAGGGCAACAGCTTCGAAGTATGGGATTGCTATCAGCGAGTGACACTGCTCAAACATCCCCCTGACGGTGGTGAGATGCTTCAGGGCGTAGGCCTTGCCCGAGGTGACGGCCTCGTCGCCGAGTATCGACAGAGTGGTGAGCGATTTGTCGCCGGCAAACGCCGATTCGGCAGTATGCAGCATCGGCATGCGCAGACGCGGTAGTGACACCACGCCGTCAGTGCCGAAATAGCTCAGCGACTCCACTTTGCCCACATCCACAGGAGCAATCTCCCTCACGGGCGAGGGGAAAAGAGCGCTGTAGGTAAATCCGGGAGGATAGTTGGATACTTCGGTGCAGGCAGAGAGGTCGTGCGAGGGGAAGCGCTCCGGCATCTCGGTGGCCAGGCGGCTGTCGATATTGCCGGCGATTGAGCGACCTTTGTATTGGTCCCGGCCAAGCGACTCCCAGCGCTGAAGCATGTCGAGCCCGTACTGATAGCCTGGCATCAGTCGGTCCAGATCTCCGGGAGTGACGCCGATACCCTCGCGCTCCTCAAGCTCTTCCTGTAGGGTGTAGTTGTATATCATGGCGTTCTGCTTGTTGAGAAGCGCCGCCGATAGCAGCACGTTGGTGTCGGCATAGACAGTGCTCCCCTCCCATTTTGTGTGGATATAGCGGGGAGCCTCGCCCCAATGGTTAAGGATGGTGACGGTGGCTCCGGCGGGGATGTCGTAGAGCGAGCTGTTGTGCTTGAAATTGCCGGAGTACCAGGTGTGCCAGTCGGCCACGCGCTCAAATTCTTCAAGGGTAATCTCCCTGTCGGTGAACACGACGTTGCACCAGCGGGCCGTGTGACCTGCGCCGCTCATGCGCGAGTCCTCCCATGTGCCGTAGATGCGGAGGCCAAGGGCCTTGAAGTCCACCTCGGCGCCGGTGTCGCGTCGTACTACTTTGGAGGGCAGGAGTTCGGCCCAGAGGTCGAGCTGTGCTGTGGCCATCAGGCCCGAGTCCATGGAGGCGTCGGTGGCTTTGAGTTCTTCGGTGGGGTATGGCAGGGGGCCGTCGCCGTACTCGTCGCCAAGATGGTCGATGCTCTCTACCGTAAACTGCGGGCGTGCTCCCGCGGGGTAGCTTACAAGCGTGCGGGCTCCTCCGGAGATGGCACGGAAGGCTTTCAGTTCGGGCACCCATGCCACGCGGTAGTTGCCCGCAACAGGCATTGCAGTGGAGGCAGTGGCTCCGGCGTTGCTCTCGATGCAGTCAAAGGGGAGGAGCAGCCCCGAGGTGCGGCGGGTAACCTCCCCCTGGAGGCCGGTCTTCAGGGCCTTGACTCCATCCATATCAAGAAATTTCTTTGCCATTGTTCTGTTCTGTTTTGTGATACATTTTCATTGAAAGATTGCCCAGCCCACGCCATCACCTCGGCCTCACCGGCCACGTGTCAGCGCATAGCCACCGGCGACTCAACCACCCTCCGGCTCCACCGGCAACTCCACGCGTAGCGCATAGCCGCTTTAGCGGTGTCCACAACGTTAGCCTATGGCAAGAGCCGCCATAGCGGTTCGCAGCCATAGGTCAACGTCCACGCCCCGTTATATGCCCGGCGTAGCCCGGCGACTCTCCCCGGGCAATCTCTCAAAAAAAATCGTTCAATGTGCTATGCGAAAAGCGCCACGATATCGGCCGTGGGGATACTCTCAGGCTCCGCATTCTCAAGAGCCGTGACTCTCGTGCCAAGAGCTGTGACCGACGCCTCTGTGGCCATCTTCGTGCTCTTCACCGGCTTTATGACACCGTTCTCTACCTTGATGTTGGTGACGACGTTGCCTGTGCCTTCGACGGCGCCGAGTGCGAGGCTCTTGCTTATCTCCACCATAACCGTGCCGCTCCAACGGTAGATTTTATTTTCAGCGATATTTACGTATATTTTGCCCTTCAGCGGTGTTCCGCCCGGGGCCATAGTACGGCGGAATGCCGAGGCAATCATACTGTTATCATCGACCGAGCCGGCTGCCCAATAATAATATTCATTGCCTAAGTTCTTATATAGTACACGCTTGTTTACAGTATCGTACCATGTGGTGCTATTTGAGATGGTAGGCAAAGAGGCCGAATTATTAAGCGGAGTGGCGGTAACGCCGGCAACGAATCCGTCGAGGTCAACGGTGTCCGAGATATACTCCGGAAGGTTCTCAGCCGGTATCTGCCCGTCGTCGCCAAGAGTGGCAATTCCTCCGGGCTGTCCGAGCTTGTCGGTGACGGCGGCCTTGATTTTGGCGTCGGTGCGTGCGTCGGTAGAGGAGTTGATGCCTCGCCAGCGTCCAAGGGTGGCGTCGACGCTGTTGGCCGAGTTGTACTCGTACCACAGGCGCGTGGCCGTACAGTAGGCGCGGAAGCCGTCGGGGATATCCGTCTCCGGCACTGCTTTCAGCGCCGCAAGTGTGGCCACGCTCTGGCGGCCGTCCATGAAACTTTTCCCTTTCAGTGAAAAGTTGTCTATAATGGTCATACTCATAGTTGTGTCGTGTTAGATGGTGGGGGATTATGCGAATATCTGTTTTACTCCCGAGGCGGTGACGGGATTGGTGAGCACGTAGACATAGTAGACGATACTGTCGATTGTGACTTCGGAGCGTGTGTAGCTGCCGAGCACCTCGAAGTTGTTGCCGTCCTTCACCGAGGTGAGGGCGCCGTAGCTCTTGGGGTAGGCGTAGACGATTTTACCGTTGGTGACGCTGATGCCGGTGCGTGTGCATGCACGCGATGTGTTGAGCAGCAGGGTGAGTGCCTTGATGTCGTTTGCCGCGGCGGCTGATGCCGAGGCCGACCATCCGGAGGCGACGGTGCCGAAGTAGCTCGGGTGGACTACGCTGATGTTGCGGGTCTCGCGCTTGGTGATTCCCTGGCAGGTGATGTCAAGTGTCTGGGCCAGCGTGCCGGCCACGGCCTGTGCGGCGGTTATCGACAGTGTTTTGCTCGTGCCGGTGACTGCCGCGTTGTTGAGCTTGACAGTAGAGGATGCGGTGACGTCAGCGCCTTTGCGCTTGACATTCCATGAGGCTGTGACCGTAGCGGCTGCGCCCACTCTGATTACCGAGGGGGAGAGGTTGAAGGTGATGGCCAGCGGCCATACGGCCTCCTGTAGCTCGATGACATCGGTCTTTATGAGATTGTCGGCATCGTCCGAGTACTTTTTTACGGCTACGCCGAGGGCGTTGACCTTGGAGTCAGCGTCAGCGGCGGCCTGCGATATCGCCTGGGCCTTGGCCGTGGATATCGCGTTGCGTGTCTGTGTCACCAGGGTGCCCAGACCGTTTTTGTCCAGAAATTCTTTCTTTTCCATAATGTTATATAACTGTTATAAAATTTTGATTGATTTACTCAAAGAAGTGTAGCGAGCTTCATGACTGACTCCACCGCCCCACGGCTCCACCGGCAACCCCCGCGTAACGCATAACCATCGGCGACTCAACCATCCTCCGGCTCCACCGGCAACTCCACGCGTCAGCGCATAACCGCTTTAGCGGTGTCCACAACGTTAGCCTATGGCAAGAGCCGCCATAGCGGTTCGCAGCCATAGGTCTACGCCACCCGCCACCGGCATGCCTGGCGTAGCCCGGCGACTCAACCACCGGAAAATCTCTCAATGTTCTCACTCAAACAGCGCCACGATATCATCGCCCGAAATCGGACTGACCTCCGTGTCGCCGAATATATAATTATACTCACATGGGATATCTACTACCCCATGCTGCTCCTCGCCGCCGTTGACACGTATGCCGGTGACGCCCGACTCATGCAGCTCGTGCACCTTGCCGATAAGATGGCGTACACCATCTTCATCAAGATATTTTGTTTCAGCCATGTGTGTAATTGTTTAGATGTTTTGATGCTTGGGGATTATGATTTTTTGATTGTCTCCTCCCATATTCTATCAATATCCTCGGGTGAGAATACGCCGCTACCGGAACCTGATGAGCCGGAACCGGTGCCGCTCCATATGCCATCGATTTCACCAGGTGTGAGTGATTCGGGCGGTGTGCATTGGCATCTGCGCGGAGTCACATCCACAGGAGTGCCCCAGTGGTCGCCCCCGTCAGCTATCTCCCATTCGGAATACTCCCCATGATGCACGGGCTCGTAGGCAAAAACTCCCCGACACGCATCCTCACATCGACAGATACCATACCCGCGCAGACGCATCACACCCGACAGGCATTCTCCGTCAGCCTCCGAATAATTGGAGTACCACTCCGCGATACACACCACAGCGCCATCCTCCACGATACGCAGCATCTGCCCTCCCGCCTCATGCCGGAGAGCTGTCGGACGCATCTCAAGCCAACGGTTCAATTGACGCATATCCACCTCAACATAACCACGCCCGCTACGCGCAAGAGCATCCTCCACAATCCGCCCAACCGTCTCCGGAAGACGCGACAGCACCTCCGCATGCTCCGACAGCTGCTTGCTGTTCGCCTCAGCACGACCCTCCGTCGCTCCAAGCCTACGCTTGTCTTCCGCCGACATAAAGCCACACTCAGTATCCGTAGCACCCGGAACATCCACACCCTCGCGAGTAACTCGACCATCAGCAAGGCGCACCGAAAACGCCAGACGACATCCATCCCCTACCGGCTCAAACGCAACGCTCGACCAATCGATCGCACCATCCCCCACCATCCCCTTAAGGTCACGCACATCATCCCTGAGATTCGACACCTCATATTCCATACGGTCAAGCGGAAGCGAAAACTCCCCGCCAACCTCTCCCGTCGGAGCCCATTCCCAACGACGGCCAATAAGCTCAGCCACCCATATATCCGCCGGAAGAGTACTCCCCACAAGCGCATACCAACCGGCCATCGGACGAGGATAAGCCCTCTTAAGAGCTTCCTCACTATTGAAAAAGCCTTTCAGAGGACCCTTGATATTAGGAGCCTCAAGCCATCCCTTCACAATCAGATTGTGACATACCTCAGCATTACCATTCACCCTGGCGTCACCACCGACTGAAAAGTCTCGGCTTACACTCGCGCTACCTTGTATGTTATTATTTGTGCTCATTGTAGTAATGATTTACTGATTTCAAGCATCGTTGTCGAAAGTTGGTCTCCTACGCTCGCCAAGGCCAGTGATGCCGCACGATACACAGCCGCACGGTAACAATCCTCTGCTACATCAATCCCTCCGTCTCCGTCTATCCTCGGTGTCGGGACATATGTGGCTTGAGTCACAATAGCCCTATTGTCGCGGCTTGAATAAAACTCAAGCACTTTACCCTCGCTTCGTCTCACGATGGCGCATACAGGCTTCTCCGGATTTCCACAGATACCTTTCCACTTGGATGATTGTAAAGCATACTGAGGGTCGGTTTCGCTTATGGCTTCAAAGACAGTGCGCTTCCAATCGCTCATGCGGAAGGATATGAGTCGCATGAAGTCTTCCGGCAGAATGACAAAGCCTTTCCCGTCCTCCCCGATAAAGATATTATCCCCGAAGTCGTGACCGCTTTCAAGCATGGTCGCAGGTGCTTCCATCTCTACCAATCTCACTGCATCGGCGAGTTTGGCCATGATTATCTCATCAAGCGTCAGCGTGTCGGTGTCTCCCTCCACAAATAGAGGCTCATCACCACGATTCATATCAATGGCAACACGCACATCCCCAGCCATATCATCCACCTGCACTATCATGCTCTTAGAGCTTGTTTAATAATAAATGTTACGTCAGGGCGGTCAGTCGGCGAGCATATTTTCGCTTGTGATGAGGGAGTTATGGGGTTCCATAACGACTGAAGAGCAGGCGGAAAGATGCCGGCGAATGACCGACGGAAGCTAATTCGTATCATATCGTTGATATATTTTGTATAAGAGTTGTTAAATTCATCTGATGCTACACGACCCTGGCGGCAACATTTATTATTAAACAAGCTCTTAGAGGTATTTGAATATGATGCCGAAAGATAAGGCGGCTTCTCTGATGCTGTCCTCGCTTTTCAACTTTGTGCGGACAACTTCATAATTCTCCGCAAGATAGTCTTTGGCTGCGTCCATGTCGCTTACAGTGACTTCCGTGTATTCTGAGGTCTCATCATCTACTGAGGTATCGTTGGCCGTTTCATCTGTGGCAGCTACTTCTTCTGTTACTTCAGTAATCTCAGTCTCGTCAGTTTTTTTAGTCTTGTCGGCTTTTTTACCGGATTTAGGCGCAGATGGTTTATCCTGTCCCGTTCTTTGCGTTTTGTTTCTTGTAGGCTTTTGTTCCAAAGATTCTCCGACAAGACGGAACAGCTTGCCGAATTTGTAGTGATGCTCCAATGCCCACTGAATATCCTTGTCTGACGTATAGAATACACTCATCCCACTGGATAAGGTTATGAATGAAATCCGCGTGCTCGTCCCGTTGGGAAGAACAACCGATATACTGATATCCGAATTTGCTCTATATTCTTTCAT